TAGCAATTGTAGGCTCCATCGATCTCCGGCACGGCATTCAGGCGAAGTTTCGCAACCGCGTCGAGCAGATTAGACATCGCCAGGGTGTCACCAGCAATCAAGGCAGAAGAATTGGACCGTTGTGATGGACGCACGATGACCGATGCGTTAGCCGCCACTACCGGGTTGCCGGCCGTGCCGTCGCTCACGGAAACATTTTGTGGAATTCCGCCAACTGCAAAGCTCAGTACGCCAGAGACGCCATTTGGTGCGGTCGAGACGTTGTTCGTATCGGGCACTGCGGAAACCAGCGTGTATGTGTCCGCGGTGCCAACGGTAACGGTAAGGGTATTGGAACTGCTGACTGCCAACAGCACCCCGTTTACGAACGCATTTTGAAAACCGCGAATATCATCCACCGACACCGCAGAGCCAGCATTGGTTAACGTGATGCGCACGCGGGTATTGCCGCCGAAGTAAGAGTTGAACAGTGCGTTCCGTGCCAGTTCATCTAGACTGCGGGCCGCCTGTTCACCGTTTACGTAGGCATTCTGAAGGAACTGCGAGGCGATGCCTACCCGGTCGGTGACCACGTTGAGATCGGTCGTGGCCGCGTAGTGATTGATCGTGATGGTGTATTGTTCGACACCCCATGTAGTTGGTGTCAGACCGTTGTCGAAATTCGTGTTGGTACTCGGCGCCAACGGCGTCGTAACGCTCGGTTTTAGGCCCGCTCTGGTCTTAGTGAGAGTCTCACCTATGCCGACAGCGAAGTCCTCGCGATCCGCGCAGGCGCGATAGCCGAGGCGCGAGCGGAGCGCTTGCATGAATTCGCGCTCCAGAAAGCCCTGCTGAATAATCGGCTGCAAAGAGGCGGGAAAGTTCTGAATACCCATTTGAAACTGTTCCTCGATATGTCAGTGTACCAACCTGAACGATCGATCAGGTATGCGACCGTCGTGTCGCCGTCCTTACCCGCGATTTCTGAGAAGAACCTCGCGTGCCGATCGATATTCGGCGTCGGTCATTTCAGTCGCCAGCTTTTGGCGCGGCGCCTGAGACGGTGGAGGCATCGCAATGCTTGACAGCGAAGCAGCAGAGAATAACCAGGGTTTAGCCTTTTTGAGCCGCGTCAGTAAGGCAGGGGCTCCCTCAACCTCACCGTCTTCGGTCAATTTTACCTCGGAGAGGTCAATAAGTTTCAACCCATCGAGATCGATTATACCCGCACGAATTGCCTCGGCCTTAAGTTCCGCTCGGACAAGCTGCGCTTCGGTACGTTGCTGCACCTCAGCGAGTTGACGCTCTAGAAGCTCGGCACGAGCTCGCAATTCGGCAAGTGGGTCGTGCGCTGACCCCTGCACAAGATTATCGTCAGACATCAAATTTCCTTGACTGATTTGGAATCCGCGGCGATTCTGGCGAGTTCGGCGGGTACGTCTTCAATGTCGTAGGTATCAGCGATAGATTTTACGGCAGCCTCCCGACTGATCAGACCCGCCGCTGCGAGGGTCGATAATGTTTGCGCGTCCTTTTGGCGATCATCAGAGGTCGGGGCGTACCAACGCGGCCATTTCAATGAAAGTCGAGCCGTGGGATCCAGGTCAGATACCTGCGTGCCCATCACGTTAAGCGGGTAAAGGTGAGTTGCCTGGAGAATCATCCCAGCCAGCTGAAGCAGTGCCCCCTCACCGTAGCTAATACGCAAATTGTCGGCAAGCCAGATAAGTCCCTGATTTAGTAGTTCCAGAGCACGTCCGGACTGCGCTGCAGTCAACCGATCCGCGCTCGCGCGATTGCCGTGCACACTTTCAAGAGCCATCTCACGCAGCACACGCACATAGTCGATCACCGCGGCGGAGGCAGTCCCTCCGATTTCAAGCAACTTGGCATCGCCCTTTTCGCTGACAACAAGGGCGTTGCCCGCACCTTTTACGATCTCTGAGTCCGTAGTCGCAGGTTCCTTTATCAACAAGGTGGGGTCGCTACTGTACTTCAGTCCGCGTCCGGCTTGACTGAGTTGGTAATCAATCTCGATTTGTGTTTCTATCGCCGCTCGAAATGTGCATGCCCCATCATTGGGATCACCACTGGCGGAGGGACCTGGCAGGTTGCGAACCCAGACGAGTGGGACGAAACCGAGGCCATGGCGAACGCTTCGGGATCGGTCAACCAACGGCTCTATAGACCCGACGACTGGACTGGGCAGGAACCAGGTCTCGCTTTGTGTATCCCAGCATCTCATGAACCAATAGTCGCACGTGGTATCAACGATGTCGTAGCCGTTCGTCGCGAGCGTCTGACCGGAGACTTTGTACTTCTCGGTCACTCGGACCAACTTGTCGGGTGCTTCGATGTCCCAAGTAGGTGTCAGAAACGCGGTGTCGAGGACGTCAAGGAACACGCGACCGCGAAGGAGGCGTATCAGTATTGAGACCGAACCGATCGAGCCTCGAATCGCCGCATCGATCATGACTTGGTTAAGACGTGTCTCCTTGGCGACCTTCGCGAGGAACGCAGCCACCGCCCGGTCCGGGCAGTCGATCGTGGGGAAATGCCCTTCACTAAATAGCAGCGATACGCTGTCTTCGACTACCACCCGGCATAGAGCATATCGGACACTAGGGCGTCGGTTGCGTAGGGGAATATACTCGCCGCCGGTGGTGCGTTCCTGATGAAATTGATATGGTAGAACATTGTACACTGTGCCATTTAGCACACGTTGAAGTATATCGAGAGCGCGAGCGCGTGGCGAGTAGTCGCCGTCCCGCGGGATGAAATCGCAAATCGTATCGAACATCGGTTCCCCGTGGCAGGTCGGTGATGAGAGGCCAGATAACTAGTCAATTAACGTGCCAAATGTATCGTGTTAAGGCGACGGGCAGCTGCGCCGGTCTGAGTTAGCATGGAAAATGCGCGCGACAACGCATCGACCTGATCATCCTTGCGACCATCGGGAAAATCACCCAACTCGTCCAGAAATGCGCGGTTCCATCTGGACTGCACGATGCCCAAATTTCGGCCCTCGACTTGCGACGCCATGGGCATTGCGCGCGTCATCTTGGAGCCAGTCTCTCGGGACGCCGTCACGTAATGACCCACCAGGAGCCCAGAAAGAAAAGCGACCTGAGTCTTACCCGCTTGACCGGGGTCTTCCGGCAAGCCGATCGGCACCGAGAGTCCGTCCCGCCGAGCAGTTGAGATAACCGTGGTCACGACTTCATGCGGGCTGCCGCGCAATCGAACGACATCCAATACAACGTAGCGGCCGGTATGGGCAGCGAAGAGCTTCAATCCAACCGTCCAGTCTGGGTCTGTGCCGCCGTTGGCCGGAGTGGATGCAAGATCCCAAGCTCGGACAATGCGACCGTGCCCAACGTCAGGTATATCGCTCAGGATGTCGATGCGGTCGCAGCGGAACAGACCACCTTCGATCGTTCCGGGGGATTGTTGGTACATCGAGTACCAAACTCGTTCCCCTACCGACGCGCGTTTTCTGAGCAAACCGGACACATCCTCCCGATCCGGCCATATTGGAGCGCCGAGACAACGACCGACAGGATCATCGCTCTCAGCAAGCTCGGCCAATCTGATGATGCGCCATTCGGCATCGTCATGTGCCTGGAGCCGACCCTCGAAGTCGTCCTCGTGCCATCGTGTCATCACCAGCACGACGCGACCGCCTGGCTTAAGCCGAGTCAGTAGTTCTGATTGGAACCAACTCCAGAGATTTTCGCGAAATCGCGGGTTGGTAGCCTCGGCTATCGATTTTATCGGATCGTCGATCAACGCGAGATCGGCCCGCCGGCCAATAATCGGCCCGCGAACTCCGGCAGCAAAGTATTCGCCGCGGCAGGTCGTCCGCCAGCGCCCTGCGGCGCGACTGTCCTGCACCAATTTGTATCCGAGACGAACTTGGTGATCTGCGATCAGGTTGCGGACCTGTCGGCCGAAGTGCTCGCCCAGACTCGCCGTGTGTGAGACGGCAATGATTGAAGTCCCGGGATGCTGGGTGAACCACCAAGCCGGGTAGAAAACTGACGTGTAAGTCGATTTTGCTGATCCCGGGGGCATCAGCAATATGAGTCGGGTGTTCGCGCCAGTGCTGATGTCCTCCAATTCGCGAATAAGTACCTGGTGATGTGCGGCGGGTTCTTGATCCATTGGGGCGAGAGCGCACTTAGTCCATTCAGCTAGGCTGTCGCGGATCGAACTCCGCAAAGGCGCCTCGTTAGTTGCGCCGAAAACATCGGGTGGTCCGCACGGAGCCAGGAAAAGTTGCAATTCCGGGGAAAAGCCGTCGTTGAACGCTGAGAATTGCGACGTTACCTTCTCCTAATTAATTGAACATAAATGGAAAATATCACCGAGAGGCAGTCGCCGCGCCTCGTCTGCTCCGCCATCATGCCAAGCTGTATAGGCCAAAGCGGGGCATCTGGGCAAGGTTTATTTTCTTTCACAAGTATATTTTCTGCTAAGCGATGTCGGTTCCCGTCCGCAGATGGCTGGGCGGGGCTCGCGGGCATGGCCGAATTCGAACCCTCCGCGGCTAGGATTCGACCAGGCTGATGTGCTGACCGAGTCGGCAAATCTCCGACAGCGTGGTGCCGTAGACAGGAAGGTCGGACTGCTCGGGAGACGAAGCTGTCCGAAGACTGCGGACGGTTCGGCCGTCGGTGCGTCGTCAAAATCCACGCCACCACAAGTCAGACGGACTATCGAAACCCGCGCCCCAGAACTTCGCACGCTATTGTTTTGTCGTGCTCGAGACCGCCAAGGTCGGAACCACAGGCCGGCGGGTCAGCGCCCAAGCTGACCAGCAACTGGTCGCTGGTCAGCTTCTGCTGGCGCGGCTCGTGCAGGCGCTTGATCAGCTT